CATGATTATCTCCTTTTAAAAATTTAGTTGGAACCGTATCGCGCTTTGCCGCGAGAGACCTTATCCAAATCGATCTTGGTGGCTTGCTCGCGAATGGCCGTTTGAGGGGCATTCTTCAAAACGTCAAACCAAAGACTTTCTTTGGAGTTTTGGGTCTTTTCAAAATCGTCCGGCTTATCAGCGACTGCTTCCTTGTCAGGCATTTCATCGTTGGCCTTTTTGGATTCTGCGGATTTTTCTGCAGCCTCTGCTTCCTCTACCGACTTATGACCCTCTTCTTTACCGGCTTGAGGAGCTTTTGACTCCATGTTCATTTTCATTGCACTGTAGTCTTCGTTGAGCTTCAAATGCTTTGCAACGAGATCGTTAAGCTTCATCTTCTCCTCGCCAACCATTACATGATGGTCGAGGTTGGCCATGACGTGGCTCCCAGCATCTTCTACCTCGGGAACGACTTTCTCGCCTTTCTCTTCCTTTGGCTTTCGTTCAGCATCAGCATCTGACTGCATCTTCTCTGGCTTGTTCACAGACTTGATGGCTTCCATTTCATCCACGTCGTTGATTAATTGAGAGATGGTCACTTCTCTTTTGCTCTTGGGGAGAACTACGGTGAGGTTTTCCAAATCTTGATTTTCTACTTTTGATTTTTTGAAGAAGCTAAGCACTGATCGCTCTCCTTTTGAATTTGCAAATTTCTTGAGCTCTTGCTCTTTGCGTTCATTGTACGCTTTGAAATCTTCCGGGGTGTAAACAACCGACTCATCGTAACGGGGGTTGGGCACAATTGCCAAGTGCTCGTATTCTCCCATTGTAACTTCTTTTTGGTATTCGGCACCATGCCAAAATCCACCAGGGCCGAAGGACTTTGGCATATATGCGTTAGATAGCCTCCAACCATTGCGGATAGCTTCGTGTCCACGATCCGAGACTACGAGGAACTCCACCCAATGCTTGCCATCGGCTTTGTTGAAGAAGGACTTCACCACATATCCATCGGCTTCCATTTGAATGTTTCGGAGGTCCACTTCTTCAACGTGCTTCACGTAAACAGGGCGTCCTTCGAAGGATGGGTCCATCTTCTTTATCGTCGATTCATTAATTAGAATGACGAGTGGATCAGTGCCAATTTCTTTATATTCAGCGATTCCCTCGGACATGTGCAGACCGAAGTACCTCTTTGGAGGCTCTGTCGCGTTTTTTAGTTTTTTTTCACTCATTAAACTTTACGATTGGTTTTGCGAAACAACGGCAATTGTAATCCTGTCCTGGATTATTTCTATCACCTTTTTCACTGGTGACTGGTGGCGAGTCCCACCTGAAAACTTTTCCTTCGAGAGCCTTATGCATTGGTCGCACAGGATGAAGGGCCGTTCCTTTAACTGTACACCATTTATATTCGTTGAGCCCTGCCGCAGTGTATCGGGCTTGCTTGAAGGCCGCCATCATTAGGCCCGTCTCTTGTCTGGCTAGGAATTTGGCCTTGTTCAAGCTGACGTCGTAGCTCTTTTGGATGGTCTTTACGAGTCCTTCGTAACGATTGCCTTTGAGAGAGCTTTCTACAATTTTCTCCCTGAGCGAGGTGACTTCTTTTTCGGTGAATTCCTTGATGTGCCTCTTCAGGTCCTGCGTATAGTTCTTGGCGATTTCAGCTGATTGCTCTTTGGTAAGGGATGGCGAAACGGTTACTGCCTTCATGCTCTCCTTCAAAGAGCCTGCGGTTTTCCAAAGAACAGAATCGAATATGGGCTGAAGCTTCGCTTTTTCCGCAATTTGCTGCGGAAGTATCTTGGCGAGCCTCGTATCAATTGCTTCGAGAACTCTTTGGAACTTAGATTGAGACATCGAGATGGCGGAGCGCATTTCGGTGGATAGGGCTGATTGGGAGATTGCCCAAGTCTTTGTCTTTCTGTCCCACTGAGCTCCCAATTCTTTCAATTCTTTGGATATCTCAGCGGTGAAAGTTCCATGGAAATGCCCGCGGTAGAAACTTATCTTACCTTTGGAGATTGCAGCGAGGACGTCATCTTTCGCATTCTTCAGAGTCGTCTGCGTCGGTAAGCCCAGTTCCCGCACCAGAGGCAGGTAAATCTCCTTGCGGAACAGTTCCCTTATTATCTTTTCCATTCGGTCGAAGTCCTGGTTCGATTCCTTGACCGGCTTCAGCTCTTGAACCTTCACTAGGTTTTTCCCTCATATGGGTCGCCAACTCTCTGCGATTGATTGTAGACACAAGCGGAACCGTTGGCGTTAATGAATTATGGCAGCATCTTTTGAACTTTTTCTCGCTTCCGCAAGGGCATGGCAGGTTCCTTGGATATTTCCTTGCTGGATTCCATATGAATCCCGGAGGCGGTACTTTGAGCAGGGACACTTGGCGGAACTTCCTCGGGTTGTGTTTCTTTGCCTTCCCATTCTCCGAACTTATTGTAGAGGGTTCGGACTGTAATTCCGAGGGACATGGCTGTACGGGTTTTATCTTTTCCATAGAATTCATAGGCCTCAAGAATTGCATTCTTCTCCAGTTGCGCGAGCGTTAATCCAGGCGTCCACCATCTCATATCGGAACTCCAGTAATGTCGTCTTCTTCGTTTTTCACGATTTTCAACAGACAGGTCGTCTCTTTTTCTTTGAACTTGGACACTTCGAAGTCGGGAACAAAAATGACATGCACCTTCTTGGCACTCTCCAGAGAGTCTCCTACAGGAACATAGAGGCATTGCATTTGCGTGAGAAGTCCATGGGCCGCATCTATGAGAGAGCGATCAATGTGTTGGGCAAATTCCAAGCTGAATGGGTATTCGGATTCCATATTCAGGACTTTGCTATCTCCAATACCGATTTTTTAGGCTCTGGAACTGGCTCTTTCTTCAAGAACAGTTCTGGCGCGCCGTTCACGAAGATAATGTGAATCTTATTATGTCCGACGTTTATAGTGGACTGTGACATTTGTCCTCTTAATGCCTGATCAATATTCGCTCGAAAGGCCTCGGCCATATCAATTGGAAGCGGGTAGTCCACTATTAACCTCTGGGTCATATACGAAACCATCTTCGAAAATGAGAATACGAATATATTTGTCTCTGGCCGGTTTGCCTTCCGAGGCCTTCACGCCGATCTTATATTGCATCTGTTGCATCACGTTCCGTTCGAGAACCATATGCAGAGCTATATTGAAGTCACTCAGCAGCCTGGGCGGAAGGTCGCTTGGCATAACCTGGACGTCTCCATCAGGTAATCCTTGTGCTGAACGCTGTTCTTTTTGTTTCCTGATTATTTCTTCTAGTTCTTGTTGATTCATATTTCTCCCTAATGGAAAGCGAGCTTCACGTCTCCACGATATTGCGAGTACAAATCCATCTGTGGGTGCTGTTGAACGCCTTGCTCCCCGAACCTGTCGCAAATGAAATCTCTATTTATGTTCGTAAATGGTAAAGAAGTCTCCATGAGCTTCCCCTGATGCGCCATATACGGAGGCTCGGTAAAATCCTCAAATTGGTGCAGCGCAGGTTGTGTGAGCACATGAAACTCTGCGGACGGAAAATTGTATTTGTTTATCCAAAAGGCCGTCCAGCCACTCTTTAGAGATTTTACGTAAGACGCAAGTCTCTGGCTTAGTACATACGCATCGGTGTCGAGCGTAATCGATTTGGAGTAGTCGAATCTCTCCATCACTGACCGCATCACATACAGGGCCTTCCAACAGTATGGATAGTTCACGCATGACCCGCCTCCGCTGACCAATGGTTTGCGATACGAGACAATGTTCACCAATCCTATTCTCGGGTTGCCACCGTTCATCGGCTGAAGCTTGTCGTTCCAAATACTGGCACCTGTGGCTTCAAGATTCTCCGGATCAGAGCAATCATCACTCATCCAAATCTCATCGAACCCCAATTGGTCTTTCAATTGAATGTGGAAAAACAACCAATCCTGAATGCGTTTAACGCGCTCATATCCTTGCCAGTCTTTCCCGTCGAGATAACACGGGGCGAATAGAAGGGTTTTCATACTGCATCCGTCCTTTTTTGTTCATCGACTATGGATGCTACCTCTTCAGGCGACCATTCTTTTCCCTTGTTTATGCCGGGGCAAAATGAACTTAGGCTTTCCCATTTATTTGGCTCCATGTGTTCTGGAAAGAAAGGGAAGTTTCGACAGGCAGCGGGTCTGTGTTCGTAGATGCCGCATTTGGTACCCTCTAGGAAACGACAACGGTCTTTATTATTTACCAGGTACCAGGACTCATCCGGCTTGCCGTTTGATCGCCTTGTGTAATCAAATTTTCCGTATGCTGCCCAATCGGTTCTCTTAGTGCCAAGATGTTTTTCGATTCGGAGCATGTCGTATTCTGTCAAGAAAACGAAACCGCAATCACCTTGTGCCACGCAGCACTTCCCGCAATCTGGCTGACACTCAAATCTCATAACAATCCTCCGGAGAATTTGCATGGAGTAATGTTCGTAGATGATTTGGAATCAGGTTTTGGCTTGTTTGACTTCGTCTGCTTCTTGAGAGGAGCCTTCTTTGCCTTTAGACTTCGGGGCGCCTTCTTCGTTTTCCTGGTCGGCTTGTGCGTCTTTTTCTTCATCGATTAATGCAAGCGTCTGTTCGTCTGTGTCGAGCTGAATACTCAGCAAGCTATCTTTATTACAGGCATCCCTGAATTCCAATGAAGAAATTTCACCAGACGTTTTTGCTGCGAGGAGTCGATTGAATTTCTGGGTCTTCACGTTCTCTTCTTGTTCGGCCGACAGAACACGAAGTGGCTCGAACTCTATACAAAGATCCGTGGGAATCATTCCGTACTGTTGCTGACAACGCAGCTGCACCATGCGGAGAAGGTCTTTCTTGGCAAAACTGCGTATTTGGCTCTCGATCATCGCGTTATAGACTTCGATATCGTCTTCACCGGAATTGAATCCGGCCGCGGAAATTCCAAACAATTTCGTGAGAGGCATGCGCAGATCGGAGGCTACTTGTTTCCGGATACCGTCCATTGTCTCTGCGATGCCTGCGAAAGTGAGTTCTTTTTGGATGAAGTCATCCTCAGAGTCCATCACAATAGCGTGGTTGTAGTTTTTGAGTTGGTTGGCCATGGCTACTCGATTGCGCACTGTTTGTGTTCCAGTAGCGGCGAGAAGTGTGTTGGCCAGATTCTTCATCTTGTATACGTCGACCTTGAACTCATCGAGGACTTCAAAAATCAGATTGTTGGTCTTCAGGTATTGGTTGATCGAATCAATCATGGATTCGCAAATCGATAGGCCCCATCCATGCAGTCTAGGCCTCAGAAAAGAAGGCGCATTGACGCCAATCTTCTTCAGAACCCTAGAACGATGAATTTCCCTACCGTAATAGTCATAGTAATCAGTGACGTCCAGATTTTGAGCGTCTATTGCGAGGGAATAATCATCCGTATTTTGCTTGGTCCAGTAGAGTTCCCACATATCCACGGCGCGGAACTCCAGCGGATCTCCAACTCGGATCGCTTGGACGTTTAGTGGTTGATAGAAGTCTTGATTAGTGATGATGAGCGTTCCGGCACCACCGAACAATCTATTCCAAGTTAGGGCATCTGCCTCTACAAGCAAATCTCCCTCTGTCTCCATGACATTCTGAATATCTTTGATTTGATCGGGGGAGAGTTGCTTTGAAATGATTTCGAACCCACCACGAAGCGCATCCTCCACAGGCACTCTGCATGCCGTTCGGATCAATCCCTTTTCACAATACGCCTGGGACAACATCTGCCGAAAATTGGATATGAAGTAATAGCGCAGATTGATCTGCATGGTAGTGACTTGTGTGATCGGTGTCCCTTGATTCGGACCGAATGGAAGTCCATTCCATGCGTTGCTGTTCATGCCTAGAAGAGCATCGGAGAGACCATTCACCACTGTATTGCGGAAAGTCTCTTCAGAAATTATGCCTGTTTCAAAAGGCATTGGTTTCGGCTTAAGGGACTTTGAACGCGGCGTGGAATTCTTTGTGATTTTCTTGGCCATGGAAGTCTCCGATTACTTCCCGCCTTGCTTCTTATAGAAATACTGGACGAACGG